TTGGCGCACCGATATCTACCCAATCACCTTTGGGGCCTTTACCAAACCATTCTTTTAACGACATTATTTATACTTTTTACTTTTTACTTTACGGCCTTTATTTTTGCCGCCCGTCCTGGCTATTAAGCCTCGAGCTTTTGCTTGGGCCTTTTCACTAAATCCTAGTTTTTTACCAGATCTAATTTTTTTCTTAATTGTACTAACTTTTGCGACCATGAGCTTTTCTAATAGAATCTTTACCTTTTCTAAATATATTAGCGACGCCTTTTTTACCCATAACTTTGGCCCTTTGTTCGCCAACCGTCAAGATTTGTATTTTTCTGGCAAAAGGTTTTTTAATTCTTTTTACCTTATTTACTGTAGCCGTAGCGTCGGCCATAGTCTTAAACTTGATGCTTACGGTATCTTTGGGGTTTTCATCTGTATATAAACGTCTACCAGAACCTTTTGGTTTTTTACCAGTGCCGACTTTTGGATCTCTTTTCTTTTTAGACCCTTTACTTACAGATTTGCCAATGCTACTTCTGCTTATAGCCATGGTTTTTAACTTCTAGGCACCCTAGTAGGCTTGCGTTTGCTATTCATAATTGCGCCACAACCTCTAGCTTGAAGTGTTACAGGTCCACCGTCTTTCATAAAACCCATCTTATTTCTAACTTTTGTAGGTAGTTTAGATAAGCCTTTGCCTTTATTGCCTGCTGGTATTGGTCTTAAATTCTTATTACTCACTTCGCCTCCTTCTGCTTTTTTTGCACCCTTATACTTACCGCCTCTTTTTTTGTAGGTTTTTACTAACCAGGCGTTTGCATAAGCAGACGGATAAACGTCAAACTTTCTTTTTGCCTCGGATTTAACTCTTTGATACAAAGAAGGGTTAGCTACGTTGCTTGGTGTTTTAGATTTAGCACTGCCGCCCTTACCAAACTTAATACCCTTTAAAGTTTTAGCCTGTTGTGCGTGTGTTTTACTTGCTTTCTCTAGGCCTTTAATTACTTTATTTACTTTTCTTTTTGTCATAATTATTACCAGTTTTTACAAGACCAATAACCAGCTGTAAAGACATCCTTCTTTTTTTGGACGGCATCGCAATTATGCCTGGCCCGAAAAGATTTTCGCCTTGCTGGTTGGTCTTTTTTGATTGACATTTTGGGGTCGCCGTATCTTACGATTTTAACTTGGTCGCCCTTTTTTGCTAATACGGCAAACTTTTTCTTGGCTCCAGGTGTTCTTTTTTGTTTGTTATAACCAGGAAAAGACTCGCCGCGGTAGGAAAGCCTACCGCTGGCTGATCTTTTGACATCTTTGGTCGTTGCCATAGATTAGTCGTATTTCTTGATTAACTCCAAAATAATCATGTAGCTGTCGCCACTTGAATGACCAGTAGTAGTAAAATCGAGATCTCCCGTTTTACCAGAACCAGCATTATTTGGAATCGCGGTGAATGTATCGTAATATTCATCGCCAGTTGAATCGGCTGGTAAACCAATAGCTAATACGTTTGTACTTGCATCAAAATCTATTTTTACCGACATGCCAACACAAGACCACCATATTCTTTGTATATGGACTTCTGTGCATGCTTGCCCTTTTGAATTAGACCCTAATGCAGAAACGTCTACTTTCTTTACAGCAGATTCACCCGTGCCGTCTGATACGTTAGTGAACCGCAAAACAGCAGTTCTTTCACCATCTTGAATGGTTTGAGAGGTTACTGCGTCTGCCATTTTATCTCTCTACGATAGCTGTAACGTAATCAATAGTCATGGTTTTGGCCGCGGCCTCACCGTTTTGAATACCGAATGATACAGTTAATTCTTCATTGTCTGGTAGATTAGTGTTTACAACACCGACTGGCTCTGCATTATTAACAGAGTAATGAACCAATGATGTATCTGGGTCTACAAAGAAAGCTACGGTAACAAAAGTATCGTCTGCCATTGTATGAATTGCAGTTGTATCTGTCGATGTGCTGTCTTTTTCAACGATAAAGTCAAGGTTTGTATCACCGTCGTCTTTAATAAAGAAAATACCGTCTGAAACCGCTAATGGAGTGGTGTCAGTGATTTGTAGGCCCATAACAAAGTCAGATTGAGTTGCGTCACTAACTTTAAACCTAGCTGAAAAATAAGCTCTTTTTGAGCCAGTTATTAAAAAAGACTCGCCTTTTAGTTGTAGAAAGTCTAAGTCGTTATCGCCAGCCGCGTTAGTAAGCAAAAGTTGACCACCAGCACCAGAAGTAATTGCCTCTGTTGCGGAGCCTGTTCCTGCCTCGGTTGTTGTAACTGTCCAGTCACCACTGTTGTAGGTCATAAAATCATTGAAATAACCATAGTGTGTTTGGTCAGAAGGTAAAGGCACAAACATCGGTTGATCTTTTTTTGCCTTCGTTGCAACGGTGTTACCCGCCCATTGGATTTGGTTTTGAAAATGTGGATTAGCCATTATGAACTCCTTTGTTTGTATTAATGGAAAGCGGCAAGCCGCCCCTCATCAAGCTAATTAATATTGTTAATTAGATACTACACTCAAGGAATTACTTTAGCAAGTGAAGAGAGTCTAAAATATCGAGCGTTTCTTTAGGGTCTTTGTGCAATATACCAATGCCGCCAGCCTCCTCCCAGTGCTGAATGTTAGACTTTTTATCATCAACCAGAACATGGTCGGGCCTAGCAAATATCTTTTTGTCTTTACCTTTTAAAGTTGATGATACGACTACGCTTGGACAAATATATTGTCTTATCCACTCGGTCTTGTCTGCAACTACTAAAGGCCTATTGATTAATCCAGAGCAAGTAAGGATTTCCCAAGGGAGTTTAGAATCTTTTACCCAGGCAATTAAATCTAACGCTCCTGGCATGTAAGGCAAGTTTCTAAATAACCTTTTGTTAGTAAACTCTACCTTGCGATGATCGTAAGTTTGCTCGTTCCACAGGGGCCCGTTAAGAAAGTCTGGGCCTTGGACGCCTGTAACGAAGTCAGCTAAAACTCCGTCCATGTCTAAATATATCTTTTCAATCATGTTTTTTCCTTGGGTGGATAAATTATCGCCATATTTGCCTTATTCATTTGATGAATGTTTGCAAGTAATTCTTTAACAGTATCTTCATCTTTTTGTTTGTAGTAGCCGCAGTCAAGTTTAGGAAACCATTTGTTTAACACCTCAATTAAGTCTGTTGTGACCTCCTCTAACATTACATATTCGTTGTGCATTACACCCCCTCCACAAATTTTTGCGCTGTTTTCCAACCTTCTCTGTAACCAATAGCCTGCTCTGGTTCTAGGAAAAAACCCTCTGCATCAAGCCATTTACAAAGTTGATTTGGTGTGCAACCCCAGCCTTTGCATAAATACATTATTTGCTTGTACCAAATAACATAATTACCTTCGCTAACACCCATGTCGCCTTTATTATAAGGCGGTATATAATAATCACCGTCCAAATCTATTTTTGGTTTAAATTCATATTCCACTACGCCACCTCCTTTTTTTTAACAGGTATAAAACTTTGGTCAATCAACGCTTGGACCTCTTCGTCCGTTAATCCTTGTTTTTTGTTCCAAGCATCTATTTTTACTTGGTCCCATTTTACATAATTGCTATTCTTAGAATCATAAAGCGGAATATAACCTCTCATGCTGGCTTTAGAAGAATCAGTAAGCGGAATATAACCTCTCATAAAATCAACTACGGCAACAGTGCCTTTTAAACCATAATCAGTGCCATCGTAGATAGCGACTCTTTTACCCCACTTTTTTTTGGCACTAACAAACCAATCTAAATTTTTAATATCCATTACGCCACCTCCTTGTCGTTGTAAATGAAACCGTCAATATCAAAGTTGTCGATGACAACAGTTTGACCATGTGTTTTGTAAAGAATGTCATCGTCCATTGGACCAAGCGGAACCAGGAACCAGTATTTGTTTTTGTTACCGTCATAAATTACGTCGCCACTAGAAGTAGACCTTAAACCCATAGGCTCGCCTGTTCTTTTGCTAATGGCAAGGTCAGTTGTAACCTTAACCTCTGGGTGAAAGTCGTCATTGACAATTTTCTTGCCGTCAAACTCAAACTCTGGACCCCTTGACCAAGAACCCCCGTTCAGGTTTTGAGTGTAATAAAACGCATCAGAAATACGGTCAACATTGACCTCCGCTACTTTGGTGTAACCTTTGGTGTTATCACCAAACTCGTTTGCATGAAATACTGTAATCATTTTGCCCTCCCTGGCTTGTTTATTAATTTTACTTCCCACATGTCTAATATACTAAATATTGCACATATTTACAAGTTTTTATACATATTATTTGTAATTAATTTAGGCCAAAAAAAAGGGCCCTGGTGGGCCCTTAATTTGAAATACTTGAGTTAAAAACGGTATTTCAGTCGTTCTATTTACGCACCTTGTGATCCGAAGATTCCTCTCCAATCAGAGAAACCAAATGAGTATCTTTCACGCGCTTTGTAACGGATGTTACCAGTTGAGAAATCTGGTTCCATGGATGTTTCCATGCCAGTTCTCTGGAACATTTTAAGGCCATCGCCCATCGCTGTTACAGAAGTTAAGATGAAGTATGCGTCTGGGTCGTTCAGATAATGGTTTACTGAATAGCCGCCAGGAAGAACACCTGTGTTCTTAATAGCGTTCAAGTCATTATCAGATGTTCCAGTTCTGCCTGGTGAATTAAGAATCCTATCAGCAACGAAAACGAGTTGCGGAGGCACAATTAATTTATCGGCTTGCACGGATATGGTTAATCCTTTGTCATCTGTGAAAGTTGAGATACTAATTAAATCGTCCTCTAATGAAGTTTCATTAAGGTCGGCCATAGTTGTTTGTCTATTAGCCGCTGTTCCACCACCTGCAAGTGGGTGAGCAGTGTTAATTAATGAAACACCGTCTCCTCCAGTAAAGCTGGATGAGAAAGCATTATTGAGAACGTCCGCACCTTTAACCTCTTTGGTATGAGCCATAGATTTTGCTAGTGCTTTAACGTATCTTTTCCCGAGTGAGTCGTAAAGGTTATCTTCAACAGCCTCTTCTGTTAGAGCAAACGCTAACGCCACTGTATCGTGGGTGTAACGTGCACTGAAACTTTCAGACGCGTTGTCAAAGACTACTCCTTGACCTTCGGTTTTAGTCGGCGCAGATCCGAAGCCAGTAATTAATACTTCTTCTTCAAAGGCACGGTTGGAATCTTCAATAGTGAAGATCTCTTCGTATTCACGATCGTATTCATCATAGTTAAGACCAAATAATGAATTCAGACCTGGTTCTAGCTCTTTAGCTAGTTGAGCTCTTGATATTGCCATTATTTACTCCTTACGCTAGGCCAGCACCTTTCTGCCCCATGATGTGGTTTTGAATCACACAAAGAACATTGGTGTTGCTTGATGCTACGTCATCGTTATCGGGATCCTGGGAGATATCAATTGCCTTGAGAGGTAACGTTGCGGTCGTAGCACCAGTAGTTACGTCTAATTCAAGGTTTGACCTTCCAGACTTAGTATCGCCAACAGGTGAACCATCAACAATGTCAAAGTTACCGAACAGATCAGCTACAGGAAATGTATCATCTGCTTGGACCTCAAACACTACGTTTGGATCATCTATTACGCTTGCGATTATATCACTAGCAGAAATACTGCCAGGATATGTGTTTTTGAAAACTTGCTCGCCTGTGGTTGGATCAGTGTATTGAACACCGTTAAACACTCCGACAATCGGAACAGTACCAGTTGCGGTATGTCTACCAATAACACCAGCTGTCAATTGAGTTACCAAATCGCCTTGAAAGATTGGAGTTGTAGCTCCACTTGCGATTCTGTATCTTGATTGACCACCAGAGTATGGTGCTCCACCCATCATACGAACAGGTTTGCATCCAAATGCGCTATCACTATTAGCCATTTTTCGCTCCTATTATATGTTGTTACTTTTTCCCAAAAGTAACATTAGACTCCCTTTTTGAATCATACTGCACATAACGGCTATCTTTACGCGACTCATTGAACATGTTGTT